AGCCGACTACGACCACTAAGCCGGTTAAGCCGACTACGACCACTAAGCCTGTCAAGCCTGTCAAGCCTGTCAAGCCTGTCAAGCCGACTACGACCACTAAGCCTGTCAAGCCTGTCAAGCCTGTCAAGCCGACTACGACCACTAAGCCTGTCAAGCCTGTCAAGCCTGTCAAGCCTGTCAAGCCGGTCAAGCCTGTCAAGCCGACTACGACCACTAAGCCTGTCAAGCCGACTACGACCACTAAGCCTGTCAAGCCTGTCAAGCCTGTCAAGCCTGTCAAGCCTGTCAAGCCGACTACGACCACTAAGCCTGTCAAGCCTGTCAAGCCTGTCAAGCCTGTCAAGCCTGTCAAGCCTGTCAAGCCTGTCAAGCCGGTTAAGCCGGTTAAGCCGGTTAAGCCGGTTAAGCCGGTCAAACCAGTTAAGCCGGTCAAACCAGTTAAGCCGGTCAAGCCAGTTAAGCCAGTTAAGCCGCCTACAGCGACAACACCTACTCCTGCTCCGCAGCCACCGGTAGCTCCGCAGCCTCCGGCTCCTGTTCCGCAGCCTCCGGCTCCTGTTCCGCAGCCTCCGGTAACGCCTACTACGCCTGTTAAGCCGGTAACGCCTACTGCGCCTACTACGCCTGTTAAGCCGGTAGCGCCTACTACGCCTGTTAAGCCGGTAACGCCTACTACGCCTGTTAAGCCGGTAACGCCTACTACGCCTACTACGCCTACTACGCCTGTTAAGCCGGTAACGCCTACTACGCCTGTTAAGCCGGTAACGCCTACTGCGCCTACAACGCCTGTTAAGCCGGTAGCGCCTACTGCGCCTACAACGCCTACAGCGCTTCCACCGCCTCCTGCGGGAGTCAGAGGGATGCACGACTTCGGTGCTCGCCAGCTTCTGAAGAAAGGCGGTATCGCGTCGCTGGGTGGCAACAAGGGAATGGAAAAAGGCAAAGGTGGTAAACCACGCGGTGTTGGCCTAGCCCAGAAGGGTTGGGGCAAAGGGAAGATGCGGTAATGGCTGGCGGTGGACAACCACAAGGACAGGCCCAACAACCCCCCGGCTACGCCGGGGGCGGGCCGCTAAACGCGCCATTGCAGTTCGGTAAGCAAGTGAACCCTATGCCCCAGTTCAATACGCAATCGGGGTATAACAATTTCGCTTCGCCCAACTCGAACTTCATGCAGTACCCACAGCAAGGGCAACCCAACCAACCGAACCCTCCGGCGTTGAACAACAATGTACCGCCTGTGCAAAACGTCGGCGGCCCGGATACTGGAGTGCCATACCCACCTGTAGAAATGGGGTTTGACCAAAGCGGTAGCGATGGTGGCGTCGGCGGTCATCCTGCCGACCAAATGCAGAACCCACTACAACAGTGGGGGAAGCCACCCAGCCTCAGTCAATACATGTCTCCACAAGGACTGCAAATTCAAGGCGACCCTAACGCAATGCTTGTGCGAAGACCTCAACAAAGGTAGCCGATAATGGCATCAGGAAGTATTGTTTCTTCTATCTCAAGAGTTGGGCGCTACGAGCCTTTCGACTTGCAGGTTTCTCGTGGGCAGATTACAGGGCACACAACGGTCTATAAGTTTGGGTACTCTACAGTAGTAGACGGTGCCTTAATCCCCATCTGGAATTTAGCCGCTGCCCGCGTGTACCGGACTACCGCTGCAACGATGACTGTATCATCGAGTTCAGCTAACGACACATCCCCTTCTGGTACAGGTGCACACATTGTTCTGATTGAAGGCTTGGATCAAAACTACAACCCAATCTCAGAGCAGGTCACGCTAGCAGGGCAAACAGCGGTAGCTACGACTAAGACCTACCTGCGCGTAATAGGGGTCACGGTCATTGACAAGGGCGTAAATGGCGGCAACGTCGGCACGCTTTATGTAGGCACTGGTACTGTAACCACAGGCGTACCGGCTGTTGTGCACGAATTGGTTCCTCCCGGCTTCAACAAAGAAGCATCAGGAGTTTACACCGTTCCCGCAGGCTACACGGCTTATTTCAGAGTAGGCGGGTTATCAGGGCAGGACACTGGTGCTGGGTATGTTACGGGTCGATTGGTAATTAGCAACCAAGGTTCGCCATTCATAACATCAGCCGTAACAGTGTTTGCCACAGGGCAGGTCAACTATGACTTTCCTTATCCTATTGCTATACCAGAGAAATCTGACATAGAGGCTAGAGCAATCACATCTAGCGGTACCAATACAGTATCCTCTTATTTTGGTATGATCCTCATTAAGAACGATGGGCAAACCTAATGGCTAAAGCAATCTGGGACAAACCAAGACCGAAAGGGTTGGACAAGCCAAAGAAACTAAGCTCGGCTAAGAAGACTGCGGCTAAGGCTATGGCTAAGAAAGCAGGGCGTCCGTATCCGAATCTCGTTGATAACATGAGAGCTGCGAGGAAGAAATAATGGCTAAGTCACCAGCATGGACTAGAGCAGAAGGTAAGAACCCGAAGGGTGGTCTCAACGCAAAGGGTCGCGCTAGCGCTAAAGCTCAGGGTATGAACCTGAAACCCCCTGCGCCGAAACCGAAAACCAAGAAGGACGCCAGCCGCAGGAAATCATTCTGCGCTCGCATGGAAGGCATGAAGAAAGTCAACACTTCTGCGAAAACTGCTAAAGACCCGAACAGCCGCATCAATAAATCTTTGAGAGCATGGAACTGCTGACATGAGCACATCAGGTACGGCATCGTGGAACCCAGACATGACCGAGATCATCGAGGAAGCATTTGAAAGATGCGGAGTCGAGGTCAGGACAGGATACCAGTTCCGCACAGCAAGACGCAGCCTCAACCTATTGTTTCAAGAGTGGGCCAACAAAGGACTCAATCTCTGGACTATAGAGCAGGGACAAATCTCGTTGACCGCAGGCACTGTGCAGTACAACCTGCCTGAAGATACAGTAGACATCATTGAACATGTAATTCGGCAGAACCCCGGCAGTGTTGCGAACCAAGTTGACCTTCAGATAGCCCGAGTTGCGTTACCGACCTACGCATCTATCCCCAATAAGCTAGCTACCGGAAGACCTATACAAATCTATGTGGATCGAGTCTCTCCTATACCGCACGTTAAAATATGGCCTACTGCTAGTGATAATAGTTACACTCTTGTCTATTGGCGCTTACGTCGCATCCAAGATGCAGGACAATCAGGTGCTAACACAATGGATATACCGTTTAGGTTTACGCCCGCCCTCATCGCAGGGTTAGCCTATTATCTGGCATTGAAGACTCCTGACGCTATGGATCGTATTGCGGCGTTGAAAGAGCTGTATGATGAGGCGTATGACCTAGCCGCGCAGGAAGACAGAGATCGCGCTCCGGTGCGGTTTATCCCGCATATCGGCTACGTTGGCGGCAGGGGTTGGTAAATGGGCGGCAGATTTGCCAGTGAGAAAAGAGCGTTTGGTTTCTGTGACCGTTGCGGGTTCAGATACGACTTACCGAAGCTCAAAACGTACGTAGTCCTTGGCAAGATCATAAACCAGAGGGTTTGTCCTGAGTGCTGGGAAATAGACCACCCGCAAAACTGGGTCGGTATTATAGGCTCCCGTAAGGCCGCAGATGATCCGCAAGCACTACGCAATCCAAGACCCGATACAAACCTCAATGCTTCCCGTGGGTTTTTTGCTTTCAATCCTGTCGATACTCAGCAGGTTGATTTTACGTTGAACGATGTATTTGTTAAAATTACTTAGAGGTAATTGAAATGGCTAAAGATATGTGGGAAGGTTCCAGCAAAGACATTTCGCAGGACAAAAAGCTTGCGAAGAAACACAAGATGTCTTTCAGTGACTGGGAGAAGTCCCCGATGGATAAGAAGCACGACAAACAGAAGTCTATGAAAGGTCTGAAGAAAGGTGGCCCGACTTCTATGGATCGCAAGAAATTCGGCAAGAACATGTCTCGTGCGATGAATCAGAAATCTTCTGGAAGAGGTCGCTAATGGCTAAATACGACACCAGCAAGCACACTGAGGGTACTGAAGAGTATCGCGGCATCAAGGACGTACCGCAGCCGCATGGTAACGGCTACCCGAACAACATACCGAACACCAAGACGGTTAAGATTCGCGGTACGGGCGCAGCCACCAAAGGCACCAAGTGCAGCAATAAACTAGGCTAAAATATGAGGTACGGGAGCGTCTATATTTTGACTAATCGAATCACCCATTGTCAGTACGTGGGGCAGACGATCCAGCCTGTAAAAGCTAGATGGCGGGCGCATGTAGCAAACGCAAAAAAACCCAAATTTGACATTAGTAGAGCGATTAGCATTTATGGCGAGCGTGCCTTTAGCATAGTGGAAGCCTACATAGCTTTTGACAAAAATGGGCTTGATGCTGCTGAAGTAGCGTTGATAGCGGATTTGGCCCCCGCTTACAACATGACTAAAGGTGGTGCGGGTAGTCCCATTAGAATAACTCCTTATGAGTTACGCGCAAAGCGCTCTTACGCCGCTAAAAAGCGCTGGGCTGATCCTAAATGGAGGGCGACCACTATAGCTAAAATGGCCGCTGCTGTCTCTTTAGAGGCTAAGCAGGAGCAAGGCAAAAAGCTGATACAATTCAAGGGTGGGGTTAAACGTTGGGAAGGGCATGTGAAAAAAGGACGCACGCTAAAGTCTCGTTCTGAAACCGTTAAGAAGTCATGGGGCGATCAGAATGTGCGGGCCAAGCGGATAGAAGGGATAAAAAAAGCGGTCAGCGATCCAGCGGTTAAGGCTAAATTACTACTGAATTTACAGAAACCACAACCAAAAGAGGCTAGGGATAGGACGGCTAGGGCAAAATACAAGCCTGTGTACTGCCCAGAACTTCAAGTAACATTTATATCCAGAAAACATGCAGCAGCGCATTTTGGTGTGACTAGAGAGACTATCCATTGCGCTATAACAAAACCGCATAAAATAAAAGGTCTTTATTCTTTAGTCGGACAGATTTAGCTATGGACTATCTTAGCCTTAGAACTGCCATACAGCAATTCACAGAAGTTGACGAACCTACGTTCGTCGCTAACATTCCTGTGTTTGTTCAGAACACCGAGGTAATAGTAAACAACAGCGTCCAGCTCCCTGCGTTTAGGCAGACTGCCACTCTATCGACCGTAGCAAGCAATCAGTATGTAACGCTGCCTTCTGGCTTTTTGTCTATGTTCTCGGTAGCCGTCATCAGCCCTACAGAGGGGTACGTATACCTGCTGAACAAGGATGTGAACTACATCAGAGAAGCCTATCCGTTTCCAGCGACTACCGGCCTTCCCACAACCTATGCGCTGAACGACGCAACGCAAATAGCGCTGGGGCCGACGCCTAATGCCGTCTACTCGCTGAACGTAAATTACTACGCTTACCCACCGAGTATCGTAACCGCAGGGACGAGCTGGCTGGGAGTCAACTTCTCCAATGTGCTGCTCTGGGGTACGCTAGTCGAAGCGTACATCTACCTCAAAGGCGAGCCTGAACTGATTCAAACCTATCAAGCCAAATTCCAAGAAGCTATGGCAGAACTGAAACAGTTGGGTGATGGTAAGAATAGAGGTGATACATACCGTAAAGGGCAAGTCAGGGATATGGTGACGTAATGGCTATTACCCAAAGTATTGT